GGTCTACAGCCGGGAGATCGCGGCCTATTCTAACCCGGCGATCGAGTCGCTGATCCGCGATAGCATCGTCAACGACACCAGCATCAACATCGACGGTGTGTTGCTCGACAACGTCGCGGTGTCGACGACCCGGCCGGCGGGCTTGACCAACGGCGTTTCGACGCTGACCGCAACCGCGGGCGGCGGCTATGCGGCGTTCCTCGGCGATCTCAACAAATTGACGGCACCGTTCTACGCCGCCAATGCCGGGCGCAGGTTAGCGCTGCTGATGAACCCGGCGCAGCGGCAGCAACTGGTGTTTGCACCCGGGCCGGCCGGCGCTCCGTTCGGATGGGCGGCGCAGTTCGAGGAGATGTTCACGGTGATCGCCTCGACCTCGATCGCCGCCGGCAGCGCCTACATGATCGACGCCGTCGATTTTGTCAGCGTCGCCGACGCGCCGGAGTTCGTAGTCAGCGAAGAGGCGACCCTGCACATGGAAGACACCAGCCCATTGCAGATCGCGACGGGTGCGCAGGGATCGGGTGTTCTGGCGACGCCGACACAGTCGATGTTCCAGACCGCGCAAATCGCCATCCGCATGACCGCGAACGTCAGTTGGGCTATGCGGCGCACCGGCATGGTGCAGTTTATCGGCACGGGCATCAATTGGGGACCGTAGCACGTTGACGGAGGGCGGGGCTTCGGCCCCGCCGGTTTCACAGGAGGAAATAAATGGCTGACCCGACACCGACACAGGCCGAGGCGGACGCGCTGAAGCTACAGGGGCACGGCGCCGCGGCGACCGATCTGCCGCCCGCGGTGGTCGACATTCCATCGGTGGCCGGGACCGGCACGCCGGGCTCGACGCTGACCTGCACGATGGGCAACTGGACCGGCGAGCCGAGCGGCTATGCCTACGAGTGGCGCGCCGATACGACAAACGTGCTCGGCAACGGCGAAAGCTACGTGGTCGACGAGGTCTGCGTCGGGCACGAGGTGTGCTGCGTCGTGACCGCCAGCAACGCCTTCGGCTCGACCCAGGCGCCGCCGTCCAACGCGATTGGGATTGCGGCGGCGGGGGCGCAGGCCGAGCGGGCCGAGCGCAGCGTGCCGCGCGAGCGGGAAAAGAAATGAAGGCGGTCGACAAGCCGGCAAAGGACGCGCCGGAATTGCCGCTGGAGAAGCACCTGGCGGCCGACAGGAATCGGGTGGTCAAGCGTCGGCTGAAGAAACTGGCGCGAGATATGCGGCCCGCTACAAAACCGGGATACACGACCCGCTGATGGCATTCTCGCTGGCGCGGCTGTTGCCGTGGGGCAAGCGTGCGGTCGAGGGCCAGTATCGACCTGGCCCCTACATGCTCTCGAACGGCTGGCTCCCGGCCGGGAGCCCGTGGAACTGGTGGCAGACCGGGGCGAACCTACAGCCCTACGGCGGCCCCAGCGCGATGCTGGAGGCATGCGTTAGCGCTTATGCGCAGACGGTGCCGATGTGTCCCGGCGACCACTGGCGCAGCCTCGACAACGGCGGGCGCGAGCGCGTCACCAACAGCGCGCTGTCCCGCATCCTGCGGCACCCGAACGACTACGAGAGCATCAGCGATTTTATGATGGGGTTGACGCGGCTGCTCTATGAGCGCGGAGAGAGCTTCGCATACGCGGTGCGCAACAACCGCGGCGAAATCACCGAACTACACCGCATGCGCCACGGGATTGCGTATGTCGCGGTCGACGGCAGCATATTTTATTCACTGTACGGCAACGAGATTGCACAGGCGCGGTTCGATCTGACCAACTCGGTGCCGGCGCGCGACGTGTTGCATGTCCGGTTGCACACCCCGGTTCATCCGTTGCGCGGGGTTACGCCGATCCTAGCCGCCGCCCTGGACCTGGCGATGTCGGGTGCCGCTAGGGCACAGCAGCTCGCCTTCTATCTCAACCAGTCTCGGCCCAGCTTCATCCTGCAAACCGACGCGGCCCTGAAAATGGAGGAGATCGAGGCGATTCGCGCGAAGTGGATCGAGCGCTCGTCGGGCGAGAATGCCGGCAACACCATGTTCGCCACCCACGGCTTGAAGGCGCAGCCGATCCAGACCACCGCGGTCGACGCGCAATTGGCCGAAGTTATGAAGATGAACGAGCAGGATATCGCGCTGGCGTTGCGCATACCGCTCCAGATCCTCGGCATCGGCGGCACCACCTACGCCAGCACCGAATTACTCATGCAATCGTGGATTGCGACCGGCTTCGGCTTCACCATCAACCACATCGAGGAAGCCTTCGGGTTGCTGTTCAACCTGCGCGGCGTGCCCGACGAGTATCTCGAATTTGATACGAAGGCGCTGCTGCGCTCGGCCTATCGCGAGCGCATCGAAGCGCTGGCGCGCGGTGTCATCAGCGGCATCTATTCCCCCGACGAGGCGCGTGCGGCCGAGGATCTGCCTGCGGTGCCTGGTGGCTACGGCAAGCAGCCCCGAGTTCAACAGCAGGTCGTCCCGCTATCGTATGGCGCCGACCTACAGCCGCCCTCGCCGCAGCCGGCGACGCCGCCGGCTCAACCACCACCAGACAATCCCGCTGACGGGAGTGGCAATGCTGGGGACAACGTGCAAAACGCAATCCTTGCCTATCGCGCCGAACGTCGTGTCGCCGCTTGAGGCGCTCGCGGCCGAAATCGCCGCCGATGTCAGCAGGATCGAGCGCGAATTACGCCTGGCTATCGCCACGAAAATTGCCGAAATCGAATTACACGCCGAGCGGGCGATCACTGCGGGTCTCGCTGCAATCAAGGATGGCCCGCCGGGGCCGCAGGGAGAGGCAGGAGCGCGCGGAGAGCCTGGCGAGGCGATCACAGGCCCGCCGGGCGCACAGGGCGTCCAGGGGCCTCCAGGACGATTTGTGACGCCGCTCGCCTGGCGCCGCGGCGTCAGCTACGACGGCGATCTGGTCACCCATGCCGGTGCGACGTGGTGCGCGATGCGTGACACCGCCGAGGAGCCGCCGCACGATGATTGGGTTTGCGTTGCTGAGCGCGGCGTCGATGGTCGCTCACCCGCGTTCCGGGGCACCTGGAAGGGCGCCAGAGCGTATGAGGCGCTCGACGTGGTGGCGATGGACGGCTCGTCGTTTGTCGCGCTCAGGGACGCCCCGGGGGTTTGTCCCGGCGAGGGCTGGCAACTGATCGCCAGCCGCGGCAAATCGGGACCGCCCGGCGCGCCCGGCCCGATCGGCGAACGGGGTTATCCCGGCCCGCCGGGGCCGGCACCCGTGACACTTGAATGCGACGGCGAGCTGCTGCGCTTGCGGCTGAGCGATGGCAGCACGATCGATTGTGATTTGTATCCAGTGCTGGCGCGGGTAGCGCGGTGAACAACGCCTATCGCATCACCCGCGTGCTCACGCCGGCACCCAGCCTGGCGCTGGTCACGATCGACCAAGTCAAGGACGTGCTCGACATCGACACCGCCGACACGTCGGAAGACGCGGCGTTGCAGCAACACATCGATGCCGTATCGCAGGCGGTCAACAACTGGTGCGACCGGGTGTTTGCGGTGCAGACCTACCGCGATCAGTTGCGACAGGTAACCGGGAATTTCGGTGAGCCGCTGATCACGCGGCAATACCCGATCACCGACACTCCACCGCTCGTGGTCACCCAGGACGGCGGCGTCGTCGACCCGGCGCTGTTGGAAGTGTTCCCCGAGACGGGCGGGATCTACCGCCTCGACGGCTCGCTGGCGCCGGTAGCGTGGGCGGCATCGTTGCTGGTGGTGGACTACACCGCGGGGTTCGAGACGATCCCGGCCGATGTCCAGAGCGCTGCACTCGAATGGGTAACCGCGCGCTGGTATCAGGTCGGCAACGATCCGACAACGGCTCGGGAGCGTATCCCCGATGTAATGGATCTGTATTACAGCCCGAACACCACCTCGGGGACGGGCGATGCGGTCCCGGCCGCCACCCGTGATCTGCTCGGCGCTTACCGGATCTGGACGGTATGACACCGCGGACCCTGATTTCCCGACTCGACAAGGCGATCGCCGGCTACGGGCAGAGCGTCACGCTACAGCGCACCACCGTCGACAACACGACCGGCGGCCTAACGGTGGCGGCCGAGATAACGTGCCCGGCCAAGTTCCGCACCTTCGGGCCGCAGGATCTCGATGCCGGCGGCGTGCAGGACATCAGCGTCGTGCTGAGCCCGACCGGATTGGGCAGCTTCGGGCTACCCTCGCGCGACGATCGCATCGTGCTCGGCGGCGATCCGAGCAATATCGAGCAGATTGCGCCGCACTACTACGGCGGCACTCTCGTGCGGATTGACCTGCTCTGCCGTGGTTGACCAGCGCGAGGCGATCCTGTCGCGGCTGGTGGCGATCTGCGGCGGGGTGAGCGGCATTGCCGCGGTCGGCCGCAACCGGCTCGATGTCACCGGGCTGGTGCGGCCGGCGGTGGTGGTGCTCGACGGCACCGAAGCAATGATAGCCCA